GCGCAGTGCTTGGAAATGTAAACGTGCCAGGTAATAGCGTGAATGCCGTATTGTAACTTAACGAATATATGTTATACCGATGGTTATCCCCCTCGCTAAAATAAACAGAACCATCCGCGGCTTGTTGTAATGATGGCGTCCATGTTGGTATAACGTCAGTGTCAGTCATTATATTTTTTTACACCAGTATTGCTGATATGACCTTGTAAAAAAATATTACCTCATGTACCAATTATTTGATAAGTAAGAACCCGCACTCTTTGTGGCTGATGCGTCAGCACTCGTGCTAACCATATTCATTTTTGGACCTTCATCGACGATGCTCTTGATTTTAGTCGCACCAATCGAGTAATTGAAATACTGTATCGTAGATATATAACCGCTAAAACGATCGACAGCCTTACCCTCGCCGATATTCACCTTTCCATAATTTTGAAGAGGCACGCCGGCCGTTTTACGCCGCTGGGCAAGCCGACCATTAATATACAGGTCAATCACGTTATTTGTCACGCGAATCACCGCATTCACCCAGTTCTTCATTGGAATATCAGTTGCGATGAGTCGTTCATGTAAATTAAGGTGTAACTGACTACTTCCCGTATTATCATTTTTACCGCTGACATCCACCACCGCGAGTAAAGAGACATTTACACCTTGGTCGGTTCTGTCTGGATTTGTATCCGTAACACTATCCGTGAAACGAATATATAATCCCGGCGCGTTATTTGGATAATAAATACCGTCGGTGGACGACTTCGTTCCTTCGCCGCCTTTGCTAAAGATTCTCGAATATCTATCCTTTTTAAGTGGAACTTGATTGATAAAAAACCACGTCGACCATGTATATTCTAAACCGCCATCCTCATTTGATGACCTCGAAATAAACACCGAATCGGGCTTGGATGGGTCTTGTGATATAGTCATCGCCATCTCCTCAGTACTGGCGGTTCCGTCTAAAACATATGGAGACATACTTGGAAGCATGATATATGACAAACCGATAATAGAGAGTTTCACCGCCGCCGAAAACACGATGAATACCATTAGAATAAATGCGAATTTTGCGACGAGACTATTCGAATCCATAAAATCTCTTATGCCAAAACCGCCACTATTAGATGAAGAAAGACCAGCGTCACTCGGTTTCGAGAAACTAGACGTTATTCCATTTAAAAATCCACCGCTATCGCCGCTACCGCTTTCACTCATATTCTATTATTACAATGGTTACTAATATAAATGTATAAAAAAACAATAGAATCATGTGATGTATTGTTTTTTTTATGCGATTGAATGAATGAATGAATGACGGACGGAGTGACGGACGGAGTGACGGACGGACCGACGGACGGACCGACGGACCGACGGACGGAGTGACGGACGGATTATTTACGTGCTCACGGCAATTTGCTCCTGATTGTCCACGATGAAACTCAACTTCACCTTGTATTTATTGAGGATGTCACTCCAAGGGCTTCCGCCAAATCCTTGCGAGTAAATATCCCATGCCTCCTGCGGTGCGATAGGGGCTGCCTTCAGTTTAACATTCGTGATAAAGCCGACGTCATTAGTAGCATCTGCATGTCCTAAAACAATACTTTGGGTTTCGCCAATACGCGACCCGGTATTAACAACACACGATTTCACCAATTTGCCATCGACATACACGTCCATCGCGGCGCCGTTAAAACTGATGATGAGATTCACCCACTTTTGAAGAGGGAACTCCGCAACTTCACAAATATTGGTATCATCGCCCTTTGGCCGTATCTGGATTGTATTCGTGTTAGCCTTAAACGATACTCTGAATAGTTTATCAGCGATCGGCGTCGACGCCGTCACATTCGGGGTTTTATAAAAACTGACTAGGTCGGTTCCACTCACCCACTTCTTGATGTAAAACCACAGAGAGATGGCACTATTGGCTTTGAATGAACTCGGTAAATTCGAACCTGTTAGGGTTGTTACATTATTCCATTTCTGCATCGTCCCTAAAGTAGAATAATTCGTAGTTAATGCCTTGAAAATGACATATAACAGTAGAAGAATTACAATAACTGCTAAAACTAGTTTTGAATTCATATCTTCTTCGTATAAATATTATAGATATTATATTACCATTATTCGGAGAAACCGCACATACATTACATTATTTGGAATACACCTTAGTCGAACCAGCCATCTTCACGTCGTCTTCGATGGTAGTCATTCCAATCATCGGCGGATTCTGCGATTTCAGCATCTTATATGTCCATCGCATCTGCTCCTTCGTCAACGGCGTAGTATGAAATGCGAAATTACAAATTGAACCATTCAAGCCCTTTTCATCGCCAACTGTAATCGGTTTCAATTGGATATCTGGCATGATGAAGTCACTGCGAACAATAAGTTTTGTATTCAAAAAGAAGTCCATCGTTTTACCATTGTAATTCACTACGAAATAGTTCCATCTTTGAAGAGGAACAGGGGTATCGAGATCAGCATCGTCATCTAATAACATCTTAAGACGCGATTGGTCACTAGCCGTCTTCCCCGAAATGATGCTATTGTAGTTCGTCCTAGAGCTATAAATCGGGACGGTCGACGACGACGTCGTTTTCGGGTTGCCACTCATATCAAGTGTAATACAATATAGTTTAAGTTCGCTTGTTGATGGATTATATGTCATACGAGGCACATCGCCGAAATTAAATATCTCTAAATCCTTGGTCGTAGAAGTGACATTATTGTTCAATAAGAACCATCCGGAAATCGAGTAATTATACCGCTTCTTTTCTTCTACTGGACAATTTGCCGCCTTATCCTCCGGCGAACGGTCGATTCCGGTATTATGAAAAATAAATATTTGCGGACTCTGCGTATTCAGGCTTGTGTCGTATTTTTCCTTAAGACTAACAGGCTCGGCGACGATTTGTGAAGCCGATGCTCCAATATAGTTCAAGAGATAGGGGCCGCCATATAAAATCGCAATAAGCAGTATCTCGATTCCTACGATAATCCATATAGGGCGTGTCGTATCGCCGACTGTAGTCTGCGATGACTGGATAAAGTCGAGGAAGAGACATGGGATATAAATAATACCCAACCACAGCAAATGAAGTAGCTTGATTCCAATTGCGGATTTCGTCAAGTGAAAGATGAACATTGCGAGTATCAAGACAACCATGACACCAGCCTGTTTATAATACGCAAGCACGCACAATACAATGAAGAAAATGGTGTTGATGATGAAGCGGATATTAGTGAAGAGGTCGCTCACACTTGCAGCGGGGGCGGGGGCAGCGGTGGAGGAGGCGGGGGCGGCGGTGGCGGGGGCGGCGGTGGGGGCGGGGTTCATCGTATCGATGAATTCTAAACCGTAATGAAAAAATAGTATTGCTAGACCGAGAATCGTCATTCCAGTAATCGAGAGCCGATTCTGGTTCTTATCGTCGCTTATCTCTCGGTCGTAAATCCAAACAATCACCATCAATATCACATACAAAATATGCGTAGCACCGAATGCCAGTTGTCGAAGCGGGTTGGCCTCGTCTTCTGTTTTAAGGTCGTCAAACAAATAGTTCTCAGGCGTCTTCGAATTGGCTTTCGTGAATTTATCTCGAATATATGCGACAAGACCCGCTAGCGCGACAATCGCCATAATCACGTAAATCGTATGCGCGGTAGGCGAATTCATCTGTGCCGCAAAACCGCCAGACGCTGTAGCATCAGCACCGCCACTTTTATTAACGAACTCTGCGTCAATCTTATAGACGTAGTAAATCACGGCGAGAATAAGAATCACGAATGATATTGTGAGCAAAATCACCTTGATGAGTTTGCCGATAGCACTTATCTTGGTTTCGTTGATGCCGGTAGGCGGTTCGGCGGCAGCAGTAGAAGAAGAAGCAGGAGCAGCAGGCACCGATGTCACACGCTTGGGGGTTGGGCGTGATTCGTCGTCTGTTGGAAACATACGAAGATCGGTCTTCTTGGCATCCCATTCCCAGAATTTAAATAAACCTTTTGTCTTATCGTATTTATCTGCACTCCCGGGAAGACCGGTCAAAGACGCGATGCCATATAAAGCCAGACGGAACAACGCGATAATCAACAACGGAACAAGGTAAATAGTTGTTAGAATTTGACGTATGAGTCGTTTCCCCCAATTTTCTTTTGCAAAATCGCCATTAACTCCAGCCCACATGTTATAACCAGTGGGCATAACACAAATCGCGAGAAGAACCACAAATGCGATTGCCCATCCCCAATTATCGGGAACGACGGGTACCTCCGCTCCAGTTTTTTCTTCTTCTGCGGGTCTGGTTATCCTCAAATAATGCCACCACCATGACAATCCACCACCGAATACGAGTAAAAATCCAGCAATAGCACACCCCAAATTTTTCCATTGATCCCATCCATCTTCCATGACCTTATTAAACTGCCATACCTGAATCGACTCTGCAAATTCCAGTATAGACTCGAGGCCGCCGACGTTCATTTCCTTGACGACTGGCAGCAATAAAATCGCACATAATGAAAGACCGGCGATAATCGTTATGAAAAATGCGTCGATGAGTTCTTTCACGCGAGGAAACATATCACCTGAGAATTTACTCGCGATCCAGTCGCTAGTATTCGGCGAGGTAGTTACATTTGTAAAAAGAACACTCACCCACATGACGATTAAAATAACAGACAAGAATGGGACAAATGAATACCATTTGGCCGACCTAATTTTTAATGTCGCAAAGAAATTATTGTTAGCGTTTGATGATAATATTTTATCCCAGTCATCTGAAAGCATTTTATCCTCTATTATTTTGGTTTTGACATAATCGTCAATAGACGTAACAGTAACAGTACCAGCACCAGTCGTATACGCACTTGCGCCACCACCCCCCAAGTCTATTCTGCTTTTAAATGCCATCGCCATAATTGTGACAATAATACCCGAAATTACCGAAAATGTCCATAACAACGCACTAGTCGGCGTGTATGATTTCTTTTTATCTTCATCAAGTCGCGCTTGTATCGCATTTGTTAGTGTTTCATTCGTGGGTTTCAGGTCGATATTTGGGTCTTTTTGTTGTAAGTCCTTTATTACTTCGGCGCGGAGTTGTTGATAATAGCCACTTTTTGCGTATTCATTACCTTTTTCCATATTCAAAATTTTATCCTTTGTTGGCTCTTTAAGCGTTGTAGCTTGAAAAACGCTTGGAAAAGCAATATAACCGACAACTACTACAATTATAGGCAACACATAATACTCCCTTAAAAATGTATGAACGGTCGATTGCTTTATTTGCCCGAATAGTGTTAGCAAAAGCCCTCCCAAAACAATAAACCAGATAATACCATGAACTAAAAATACTTTTTGACCATATTCGGTTAGTGTTTCGGTTCCAGCAACAGCAGCTTTCGTATCCTTTTGACTAGCCGTCATAAATACCGATGCGGGTATTCCAATAAGAGATACTATCATAAACAAACGTAACCCGACATCAACTGCATTTTTTGAATACCTCCAAACAAAATAACCAACCGCCATAAAAAACGCAATCTGGAAAAACAAGCCAAAACCTAATAACAAATCCGCACTAGTTTCTGCGAATTTTGTCTTGTTTTCTGCACTCAATAACGGGTCGTCTTTTACTTTATCCATATTTTTATTGATTTCATTTCCGCGAACAATCAACAGAATACCGATAATAAAAGAGAGGACAACATAATGTATATAATCGGAAAGTGATTTGGTGTCATTCCAAAACTGTTGAAATATAAAATATATAACCCCGCCAACTAAAAACATAGACCCGAATATTATCATACTTCGAGTGAGGTCTTCATTGTGTACCTTCGTCGAAGCAGATGCTGAAATACTGCCAAATCCAAAACCCAAACCCAAAATAATTAAAATGACCAGAACAAGATACCGAATAAAAACGGCTGCGTTATCTCTCGTTGGAAGATCTTTAGGCGGTGATGGTAAAATCGGTCGGTCGTCTTTCAATTCAATAAACTTGCTCGGAGTCAAATAATTCATATACACCACGTAAATAAATGTAAGAAGCAGCGTTACAATAATCGGCCAATTATCCGTCATTAAATCCCATGATACAAACCCGATTAATAATATGATGACGAGAACGATGATGGGGAGATAATTCAATAGTGTGCTGATATGGAGCGAATCTGCGGTTGGCGTGGTGTCGGCGGATTGGTCTGTTAACCTTGCGTTACTCACAGCGGTAACGACATTTCCAGGTGCGGCAGCGAGCGGTCTGCCAATATTGAGGTTATATGCGTTTTTTACTTTCTTTGCTCCTTCTCCTATTTTTTGTCCAGCATAACTTGCTCCTTTTCCTATGTTGTCTACAGTATAACTTGCTCCCTTCTGTAATAATTGTAGAACTAATCTTATAACTATTATTACTATGGCTACTGCTATTATTACAATGGCTACTGCTATTGCTACTGCTACCGTTACCACCACACCCCCCACAAATATCCCAGACGCTAGTAACAGGGCTATAATATAAAAAAGAGCGGGAAAGAAAACCAAAAACACCTTTTTAACTCCGCCATCGCCCCACAAAGACATGATATTATTCCACAAATTAAAAACCTCCACCAACTTACCACTCAACCAGTCGATAATACCACGAGCGGGTTCAACGACTATAGTATTCATAAATCCCCCAAGAGCGTTCAAAAAGTCACCCATTATTTGTTGTTTTACTATTATTTATTTATAATGATAACAACAATCAGTTATAATTATAAGATATAATAATGTCGTCCCGATTACGGATGACCTTCGACAGAGGAGGCCATGAATTACAAAAACGACATCGCGGTCTTTTTCCCGTGACAGTCGCGACACAAAGCGACTAAATTATCAACGTGATTTGAACCGCCATGTTCTAAAGCGATGACGTGGTCGACCTCGAACCATGCGGGAAGTTGGCGTTGGCAATCCCCGCATTTCCAACCCTGTTGTGCGGCAACATACTTTTTCTTCGTTTCACTAACACTGCGTTTGCTAGACCCTTTGCCGGAGTTGAGCACACGGCGTTCAGCGGCGGTTGCACCCGGAGGGGCGCCCCCCCACGACGGCCGTGCGATTGGGTGCGCGGTTCTTACTCCCATCGCACTACTCATCGCCCCGCCTATCGCACCGCCCATCCCCCCGCCCATCGCCCCGCCCATCCCCCCGCCCATCCCCCCGCCCATCCCCCCGCCCATAGCACCGCCTCCCCCCCCGCCCATCCCCCCGCCTATAACACCGCCGTCGTGGGGGGGCGGAACCCCCGGCGGACCCCCCGTCATATCAAAAAACGGCGTTATCATATCCGCAGTCCCTTTACTAATCGGCATATACTTAATAATATCGTTGGCGTGATAGAATAATTGCCTAGAGTTTTCCGGATTGCGTCGCAAAAACATAAAAAGCGACAAGCCTATAAACCCAAATGTCGCCATTTTAATCCACTTTTGATTGCTTTGAAACATTTTTATCAAGTGGCCGTCATAATACGTATTCACAATAAGGACGGCAGTAATAATAAACACGATATACTCGGTCTTTGCCATTTTGTAAGCGGTTATATATAGCAGCGAATAAATCAACGGAGGAATACACTGGCAATATTCGAACCTCATCTATTATGATAGTAATACGCCGCGTAGCCCAGTCCCGCAACCATGAGTAGATACACCAATTTCTCTCGGTATTTCAGTTCCTCCAATATCTGTATTGGTTTCGGGCGATAGTGTAGATAATATCTCTCGAGTGCGTCGTGTAAAGGCAATTCATCCTTCATCAAGAGAACATTATAGCGATTGTGGATGAAATGAACCCAGCGAATAAACGAATCGCGATTATCTAAATAAGGCGTAACCGGATATTTATTCAACATTCTCTCGAACTCTGCCGACATTTCCGGATCGGGAATGAGCATCGGGAAATTTTGGACGAAGTCGTAGTATTTCTTTCGAACCACGTCATTTACGTGGTCGGGGTAATTGACCGCAACTGTCATTAAAACGAACCAGTAATGTGGCCCCCATATTTTCGCGTCGAGTTTCATCATACTATAATGAAACGACATAAAAACAATAAATGAATTACGATTAAGCGAACATGGCAGAGGAGGCGGGATTACAGGCGGCGGCGGCGGCGGCGGCGGCGGGGGCGACGGCATTTACAAACGAGCCCGAACCCGACGCCGAACACCGCACCGAATCATTAAAATTAAACAACCCTAAATCCGAAATGTCTTATCTAGAAATTAGCAAATTGCGAACCGTTGTAAAATCGTCGTCGGCTTCTATAGGAACAGCGACGATGTATCGAGGCGGTAAAAGCGTATCATTGAGTGCGGCCACCGCGTCAGCAACGGCGACCGCGACCGCGATGACCGAAACGAACAAGTATTTCTGTAATAATTGTAATCGCACGAATCATGTGTATAATAATTGTCGCGCACCAATTACAAGTATCGGCGTGATTGCGTTTCGTTGCGGCGATACTGGTCCAGAATTTCTAATGATACGCCGCCGAGACTCATTCGGGTTTGTCGATTTTATACGCGGTAAATATTCGTTAAACGACGAAGCATATATCCAGCGTATTATTGATGAAATGACGATGGCCGAAAAGGATAGCCTACTGCGTCTTACATTCGAGCAATTGTGGCGGCTATTATGGGGGGAATATACACGCGGAAGCCAGTATAAAAACGAAGAGCATATTTCGTATGAAAAATACCGACAGGTCTTGGGCGGAATACGCACAAAGGATGGGCGTAACAAGACACTTCATCAGTTTATCGAGGCATCCGCAACCAGATGGACCGAAACCGAATGGGGGTTTCCAAAAGGGCGGCGGAATTATAACGAAAAAGACCTTCCATGTGCACTGCGGGAATGTCTGGAAGAGACGGGGTATGATATCACGACGGATAACGTCATACAAAATATTGCTCCATTCGAAGAGATATTTATGGGGTCGGATATGAAGTGTTATAAACAGAAGTATTTTCTCGCAATGGTGGATTTAGATAAGAAGCCGAAAAAGGCACATGATATTATGGAGGTGGGTCTAATGAAATGGATGTCATACGATGAATGTATTCGCACGATACGCCCTTATAATTTAGAAAAAATAGGGATTATTCGAAAAATCAATAACATATTATCCCGCTATCGCATATTTTAACGTAGTGATTACAGTTCCTTTTTATTTCATGTAGATATATAAAGGCACATTATAACCATTAAGTAAGTAAATACGAAAATGTCACAAGAAGATGAAAATATACCGATAGAAATTACAATTGCGGGGTCGGCGGCGGCGGGGGCAGCGACTCCTCCTTCTCCGCCGCGACCTTCTGTTGCATCCGTCGCTGCCGCGGCTCTTGCGATGATGCCCGATGAGCCCGCACAGCCCGCCACCGCCGCCGCCCCCGGCACAAAACGCACAATTAAACCCGCACCAAAAAAGCGTGCCGATGCCGCAGGTGGAGTAGCAGCGGCAGCAGTTCCACAACTCGACCCCCGACAACGTATTCACCTCATGAAAAAAGAACTGGATGATGGACGCAAACGATTAAAGCCAGAAGAATTGAATAATCCATTTAATAAAGAGTTTAATAAACTCCTCCTTAAAAAGGAATTGTTAGAACGAGAGATGACATTACACGATATAGGCATATTGCCGGGTGGTGATGATAGCGACGACGAGGCCGCCGCCGCCGCCGCCGCCGCCGCGAAAGGTCTATACCCCACCCTAAACGACCCTAATTTTAATACCAAAATCGCCCTTCGTAAAGAGTTTTTTGATACCAAGATGGATGTCGATAATACGAAGAATGTGGAAGAAGAGGCCGAGATTCTGTGTAACGCTCAGATAGAACTCGCGCCGAACCAGCAATTCGTCCGTAACTTTCTCTCGGTAGAGACTCCGTATAATAGTTTGTTGTTATATCATGGTCTAGGCACAGGCAAGACATGTTCCGCAATCAGTGTCGCAGAGGAGATGCGTGATTATATGAAACAAATGGGGATAACCCAGCAGATTATTGTCATCGCATCGCCGAATGTTCAAGAAAACTTCCGGCTTCAGTTGTTTGATGAACGCGAACTTCGAGAGATTGAACCCGGAGTCTGGAATATTCGTGCGTGTACAGGGAATAAATTCATCAAAGAAATCAACCCGATGAATATGAAGGGGCTGACGCGTGACAAAATAATTAAACAAATTCGGCGTCTCATTTCATCGCATTATTTGTTTTTTGGGTATAATGAATTTGCGAATTATGCGCGAACCCATGCGTCGAGTATAGGGCTTTCGCAGGATGACGCGGTGATACAGGAGGTGAGACGCAAAGGCGTTGCGGGGGCGGCAGGGGCGGGAGCAGCATCCGCCGCAAAGAAGGGTCGTAAATCCGCAGCCGACCTCGCCAAAGTTGCGGACATGGAGACTCTCGCAATCGAAACTTTATCCGTGGCGAAGTTGCGTAAATTATTCGCAAATACGCTGATTATAATTGATGAAGTCCATAATATTCGTATTACCGACGACAATCGGGATAAACGTGTGGCGAAGATATTGTTTCAAATTGTTCAAAAAGTAAATAATGTGCGGTTGTTGCTTCTCTCGGGAACGCCGATGTATAACAGTTATAAGGAGATTGTATGGCTTATTAACTTGATGAATTTGAATGACAGACGTGCCACGATTGATATTGCGGATGTATTCGATGAGCGGGGTAATTTCCGTGTAGACGCCGAGGGACGAGAGATTGGTAAAGAACTTCTTACCCGGAAGGCGACTGGGTATGTTTCATTTGTCCGCGGTGAAAATCCATATACGTTCCCTTATCGCATCTACCCGAGAGAACACTCACCTGAATTCTCGCTGCTCGAGCGTTTACATGGCGGCGGCGGCGGGTATCCGCGAACCCAACTCAACGGTCGTCACATCGACCAACCGATTGAACATATTGATGTTTATTTGACACAGGCGGGCGATATTCAAGAAGCAGCCTACCGCTTTATTATCAATGATATGAAGGCAATGTATATTTACAAGAAGACCGCGATGATGCGGCGAAAGAAGGCGGTCGCGGATGCTGCCGAAGAGAAAGGCACGGGCGCGAGCAAGGGCAAGGGCAAGGGCAAGGGTGCGGGCGCGAAACCGGCCTCTATGGGCGCCGCCGCAGCCGCAGGAGAAGCCGCAATTGATGAAACCACGGTTGTTGAATCAGCCGACTTCCCCTCATTTGAAAATATGGACACAATTGGTTACGCAGCAGTCCAAAAACCACTCGAAGCGCTGAATATCGTATATCCACATCCGTCTCTCATCGAATATATAAACGACCCGAATGACGAGTTTGATATTGCGGCATGTATCGGGAAGGAAGGATTACGGCATGTTATGTCGTATCAGGATGTCGGCAATCCACCGATGCGCTTGAATTTCGAATATCGACCAGAATTTATTCGTGCATTTAAATTGCCAGACGGCGAAACAACGACGAAATCGTCCTCCCGAATATTCGCACCAGATAACATCGGGCGTTATTCCGCAAAAATCAAAAATATATGCGATAAAATTGTAAGAAGTGACGGCGTCATTCTCGTATATAGCCAGTATATTGATGGCGGCGTTGTCCCTATTGCGCTTGCTTTAGAAGAATACGGGTTCACGCGTTATAGTGCCGCGGGTGCGAATTCGTCATTTTTCCGCAGCAAGCCAACACAAAGTATCGACGCGATTACATTACTTCCTCAGCGACAACACCAAGCACAATTTCCAACCCAACCGTTTCAGCCAGCCAGATATTCGGTGATTACAGGCGACCCCACAATTTCACCAGATAATCTACATGAACTAAAAGCACTTACCAGCGAAAATAATACCAACGGCGAAAATGTCAAAGTGGTGATTATATCCGTCGCTGGAAGCGAAGGTCTCGATTTCAAAAACATTCGACAGGTTCATATTTTGGAACCGTGGTATAACATGAACTTATTAGAGCAAATTATTGGACGTGCTATCCGTAATTGTAGTCATAAACGACTTCCGTTCTCTCAACGAAACGTGGAATTGTATCTCTATGGAACCATGCTGACAAATCCCGATATCGAAGCAATCGACCTTTATTTATACCGCCTATCCGAATTTAAAGCCATAAAAATTGGCACTGTATCACGCCTGCTGCGAACATCCGCCGTGGATTGTCTCTTGAATGTTCAACATAATACTCAAACCGCCGCCCAGTTAAACCAGAATGTTCGGCAAAATCTCTCGTCGCGCAAACAAATAGACTATCAAGTTGGGGCACGCCCATATTCCGCCTTGTGTGATTATATGGAACGCTGTGAATATGTTTGTCGCCCGACATTTTCCAATGGGCGACCAATCCAAGAACAGAACGATTTATACGGAATGGATGATGACAGTGACGACGAGGGCGGCGGCGGTGGCGGCGGCGGTGGCGGCAACCCGCGAAGTGATGTGCGAATGGACACGTTCAACGAGAAGTTTATGTCGATGAACTTGGATAAGATTATTCATAAAATTCGGGAATTATATAAGGATGCTTTTTTCTATAAGAAAACCGGCCCCAACGGAATTATCGCACATGTAAATGCGGTTCGTCATTATCCGGTGGCTCAAATCAATCTCGCACTTACACAAATGGTTACTGATATGAATGAGTATGTGAATGATAAATATGGACGTCTCGGTCGAATTATTAATGTTGGCGATTATTACCTCTTTCAACCGATTGAACTTACCGATAAGCGTATAAGCATTCACGAACGAAGTGTTCCAGTTCCGCATAAGCATGCCGCTATAGAATACCCCCTTTCGGCGGAAATAACAGAAGACTATTTGGGTATTCTACCGAAACAGCCCGCGGTTGTCCCGAATAAGAAGGTGGTTCAGCAATTGGCGTCGGCGGCGGCGGCAGCACCATCCAGTGAACATTTCCCTGTAGAAGACCCAGAAGCCGGAGTAGCAGCGGCAGCAGCGGCGGCGGCGGAACCACTCCCCGATACAGGTGCGGGCGCAGTAGATGAAATGATAATCACCTTATTCAACACATTCGAGACATGTAAAACGGTTCATGAAAAACCCACAAAAGACCAAGATGAATGGTATTATTACTGCGGCAAAGTCATCAATCAAATCTCTCAAACCGACGAATTCCAGACTACGCGAGAAGAACTCCATGAACTCGTGATTGCCAATTTATTAGAGCATTTGTTATTTGAAGGCAGTCTTTCTCTTTTGAATTATTTGTATCAAAAGAATAATTATTCGATGAATACTGGAAGCGTCAGTGCCACAGGCGGTATTCAACCATTAACGCCGTTTGAACGAATGTTGCTTCAGTATTATTCGCAGCAGGTAATACATAGGCCGTTGGTAGGGAGAAGAGCCGCCGCCGCTGGTGCCGCCGCCGCCGCCGCCAATCCGCCAGAAGACAAAGGGATGTTATTATTCGACAAGAAAAATAAGGATCTATTCACATTAGTCGTATTGCGGTATGAAACACGAGAATGGAGTGAAGCCGAACCGGAAGATGAGCGCGACTTTGAACTTCTTTTAGGGAGAATTCAAACCGAGCAAATACGTAGTATGAATATGATTATCGGGTTTATCTCGTTATTCAAAATGGAATATCTCGTATTCAAGGTGAAGGTAATGTCAAAAAAACGGGATAAAGGTGCCCGATGCGATCAATCTGGCAAAACCGACGCAATAAGTGTTATCAATATGATTCTCTCGATGAATCCACTTACGCAAGGTGACGAATATAAACTCACCACCGAGAATACGAAACAACGAACCCAGCGTGAATTATGCGTCTTTCAGGAATTCTTATTGAGGACATTTCATCAAAAGAGGATCGGCGGGCGTAAATGGTTCTTTACACCGTGTGAGTCTTTATTATGTGATATCGAGAGATTACATATAGAGAAATAAAGTATAGCAATACTATAGTATAGCAATACAGTAGTAGTAGTAGTATGTCATTCGTTCAATCCGCACCCAAGCTGGGTATTTATACGAATATTTTATTGACACGCAAATTGGAAATTCCGTTCCGTATTATTGGACGCAATGTTAAAGATACGTTGGAGCATATTCTCTCGAAAATCGTGGAAGGAAAGTGTTCCGCGGAAGGGTTTATACGCCCCGGGAGTGTAAAGATTCTTACGTATTCCAACGGATACCTTTATGGGAAAAACGCAATATTTGACGTGGTATATGAATGCGAGTCGTGTTCATTAGTGGAAGGCGTTGTGTTTTCATGTATCATTAAAAATATAAGTCTTGCGGGGATTCGTGCGACATTGAATGAACCGAAATCGCCGGTTGTCGTGTTTGTAGCACGAGACCATCATTATGACCGCGCCGATTTTACGCGGCTACAAGAAGAGGAGGAAATTAAAATTAGGGTTATTGGACAGAGATTTGAAATTGGAGACGAATCTATATCTGTTATTGGAGAACTTGTATAAATAGTATAATAGCATAAATAGTATTTATAGTATAATAGTATAAATAGTATTATAGTGTAATGGATTATGTTTTCACTTGTAAGCACTGTCAAGAACCCTTTGTAGTGTCTGGTCGTGATTTCAATTGTCGAATATTGCGACATGGAGTATATAAGCATAATATGGAACATATTCCCCCGCACGCAAGTAAAGAAGAGTGTGACGCACTTGTGCGTGACGGGTTGATATTTGGGTGCGGTCGTCCGCTTCGAATTGTAGATACGCCGACGACGACGACGACGACGACGACGACGACGACAGACGCCAACGTACAATCCCCGCCGCCAATCTACGACGTAGTTGTATGTGATTATATTTGACACAATAAAATTGATACTATATAAACGCATTTATAGAATTGATATAGTCGTCATGGCGTCGGTATTTGTCGCTTCAAAAACCATTCGGCCGAAATCAAAGAAGAAGCCCGAGGCCGAGCCCGTCACCGAACCCGTCGAAGAAGAAGAGGTTATTCCATACTGCGACCCGACATTGTTTGTGAAACAACGAATCAAGCGCACATTGTCGATACCATTTTATAAAATAAACAATGCCGCGAATATAACACAATTACTAAAGACCGAACTTGCCAAAAGTATTGAAGGGCGTTGCTCGGTCGAGGGATATATCTCGCCAAATTCGGTGAGTATTTGTTCGCACTCATGCGGAACGTTGGCTGCGGCAAATATAAATTTCGACATCACGGCGGATTGTCTAATTTGTTTTCCGCATGAACATACAGTTATTAAATGTGTGGCAAAAACGATAACCCAAGCAGGAATACGCGGAGGTGCGACGGGGTTACAGCATGGTCATGTTTCGCCGATTGAGGTCTTCCTCTCCCGCGATATGAACTATCAAATGCGGGACTTATTCTCTCGTATCGAAGAGAATGACATCCTGACGGTTGAAATTATAGGCCGCAGATTCGTATTACATGACAGTCACGTTACCATTATTGCGATGTTACTCGACGCGGCTTCGCCATGAATGAATGAATGAATATAAAGATTGATTATTGTGTAATGTAAAAATAATGTCCGGGGTTTCTTTTTATTCGTCGAATTCGTCGCCGGTTGTCGCGAGTCTCAGTGCCATGAACGAGATACAGACGATGGCTCAACACGTGGAGGTTAAGACGAATTATTTAATGACATTAAAGGAAGGAATCGAAAATATGCCGATTGTCCATCAAATTGAGATTTTACGAATATTACACACAAAGCATACCCAAATTAACGAGAATAAAAATGGCGTGTTTGTGAATATTTCAAAGTTGAATAATGAATTATTACAGGAATTATATGATTATATGACATACGTTATAAAACAGGAGAAACAGTTGAATGAAGTCGAAGAGCATAAACAAAGTCTTACGAAGGAATTCTTCAATAATAAAACGCATAAAGATATTTCGTGAGATTATATAGCACACGATGACAGGTATAATTCCTTGTCTCTATAATTCTTTTTCATTTACGAATGAAAATATGATTGGCGAGGGAGGGAGTATTGTGTGCTATGAAACGACGTCTTTACGGAAACGACCGGAACCGGAAGCAGTGCCGGTGCCTGTGCCTGTGCCTGTGCCTGTGCCTGTGGAACAGTTCGTATATATGCCGCCATCGCCATCGACGCCGACCGACACGGACACGGACACGGACGCGGACACGGACACGGACGCGGACACGGACACGGACGACCATATCGAGACACCGCCGTCATCCATAGAATTTAACCCAGAAATCATGACACAATACGCATATTCGACAACTGGCAATGATTCTATTCTATGGTCTGCGTATATTATGTTATATGGTCTCGAAAAATACGAAACAATCGAAAATAGGTATATTGAATCCAATCGTTTCAAGTTTGAATTAGTCGCAATGGTGCGAGAGAAAAAATCGATACTGAAACCCACCAAACTCAAATTAAGCGGAATTGAAGAAAGTCTTGTTCATAAACCGTTTATTACATTAGAAACATTACAGGCCATTGCCGTATGTAAATCGCTTTCGGTGTGTATTGTTCAAGACCGAAAGTATTATGAAATCAGCAGCGGTGGGGGCAACGGATGCGACACATTTATTCTTGAAAAAATCAAGGGGAAGTATGTATTATATATAGCACCACACAACGTGAATATGGAATACTTGGCATATATTCGCGCGAATTATTGGTTGATGGAGAGTATTTCTGCTCCGGTTCGTCCATTATCTGCATACAAACTACAAGACCTTGTCGATATTTCGCAAAAACTGAATCTGCCCGTGGTGAATATTATTCCGGGGAAGTTCGGGTCGATGGGGACTGAAAAACGAAAGACAAAGCCGGAGTTGTATGAGGCGATTTGTAAATATCAGTAAATTCAAACTCTTTGATGGAACAAAATTGAAGTATATAATGAATTATAGTATAAATAATTATCCTATTCATTATATATACATATACATACAATGCGTAAAAATCGAAGTGTTGCCGATAAACAATCAGAGTTCTCTAATATTGTAAAAGAGTATATAGACGGCATCATCGACAAGAGCGATGGTGTTCCTGAATTAGAAATCCGTTTTGGGACACGCGGTAATGCACCGACAACGAGAGAGAACTTCGACGGTGTGCTTCAAAAGTTGAGGTCAGTGGGATTCGTGTTCGCGAAGAAGAACGCATATTCACTGAAGATTCAAAACGAGTTCATCGACCAGCGAACTGGTCAAACAAAACTTTCGCTTATACGTGCTGAAATCCATGGAATCAATGATGTTCAGAATTATTGTAAAACGAATACACCCGATGAGAAATACGTCCTCTTTACGCAGAAAATGTATGCGAAGACGGGCGGCGGCGGCGGCGAGGGGGGCGGCGGCGAGACGATACATCCCGTGATTTTCGACGACTTCAATTTCAAAGTAAGCTATGAACGCGAAAAACGTATCGCAAATACATCGACACTCGCGAGGTCTATTTTGAAATCATGGAATGACAACAAGAAGACATTTCGGTATATCAATCGAAGCACATTAACACACCCAGATTTCCCATTTCAAATCGATATGAGTGTTGTGAAGGAGTCGCACAAAGACCAGACTGGGTATATCTCTGCCTCGACATTTGAAGCGGCGAAAGTCCTTGAAAGTCCCGTACGGTATGAAATCGAAATTGAGGTGATAAATGAACATGTTGGCCCTGGAACCGCATTTAACCATCCTAAGCATCTTTTGGATACTCTGCGCAAGATGATTAAGATTATCATGTCTGGATTTCAAGGGACGAATTATCCCGTTTCTTTGGCTGAAATGCGAGGTGTTCAGCGAAGATATTACGAGTTATTATATCCTGAAGAAAAGCAAGGAGGCGGCGACAGTGACAGCGATAGCGACAGTGAGCGTGACAGCGAGCGCGCCGCCGACAGTGAGAAGCGAGAACGCGAACGAGAGCGTGAGCGAGGCGCCGCCGGCAGCGGAACACAACTCCGTTCAAAGCATTTCATCGGTCCGTCTTCTTATACACTTCAAATGCAGAATATTCGCCCAATTGACCCAGATTCCAAAGTACCCAATATTCGCATGAATTATTCGGTTACAGAAAAGGCCGACGGACAGCGGAAACTCCTATTTGTCGCACCAAAAACTGGCCATCTATATCTCATTGATACAAATATGAACTTTCAATTCACGGGAGCAGTATCATTGAATACAAAATTACATAATACACTTCTTGACGGCGAGCATATCCTTCACAGTAAAAGCGGGGATTTCATCAATCTCTTCTTAATCTTCGATGTTTATTTCGTTCATAAGGCTGACGTTCGCTCGCGACTGTTCTTTCCTATGAATGAAGATGAAGTTCTCACCAATTTTAGACTCCCGCTAATGGAAAGCGTCGTCCGGAATCTTCAGTTGAAATGTGTTTCTGGTGGAGCAGATTCATTGCCGCCAATTCGTATTGAAACCAAGAAATTCGCAATCGCAAGTCCGCTGACTGGGATAGAGGCTGGAACGGGCAAAAACATCTTTGATTGTTGTACGATGATTCTGCGTAAAGCCGCCGAGCATCAGTTTGATTATCATGTTGATGGATTAATATTCACGCCGATTGATTTCGGCGTTGGAAGCAATGTGCGAAATGATACTGAGACCACTATGCCCTTATATAAAACAACATGGGAATATTCGTTCAAATGGAAACCCGTGGATATGAATACAATCGACTTTCTTGTTACAACGAAAAAAGGCGAAGATAGTGAAGACCTCGTAAGCAATATCTTTAAGAGCGGGATTGATATGTCGCGATGTGTCCAAGTCCAACAATACAAAACACTTATATTGAGAGTTGGATATGATGAACGAAAGCACGGGCATTTAAATCCATGTGTTACGTTGATTGAAGGCAGTGGCAGTGGCAGTGGCAGTGGCAGTGGCAGTGGCAGTGGCGATAGTTATAAACCCGCACCATTTTACCCAACATACCCTTACGATAATGACGCACATATTTGCCATATTATGTTACGTCCCGATGAAGCGGGCGTCCCCCAGATGATGACAACGGAAAACGATATTATTCAAGACGAGACAATTGTTGAATTTAGTTATGACGAAAGTAAGCCAGTGAATTGGAGATGGTCAGCGTTACGTGTTCGACATGATAAAACTGCCGAATATCGTGCTGGCGGGAAAAACTACGGCAACGCGTATCACGTCGCAAACAATAACTGGCATTCTATCCATAACGCAATTACGCCTGAAATGCTAATAACAGGTGAAGGTATTCCAGATGAATTATCGAATGACGACGTTTATTACAATCACGCTGATTCGGGCAGCGGCGGCGGCGGAGGCGGCACTGATATCGGTCGTGGAACAAAAGTCCGCACATTAACCAAAGGTATGCGTGATTTTCATAATTTATTCGTTAAACGCAAGCTTATCATGAGTGTTACGCGCCCCGGCCAAACGCTTATCGACCTTGCGGTTGGAAAAGGCGGTGATTTACCGAAATGGATTGCCGCCAAGTTAGGGTTTGTGTTCGGGATTGATTACTCGAAGGACAATTTAGAGCATAAATTCGACGGTGTTTGTGCGCGTTATCTGGATGTAAAGAAACGAAAGCGTAATATTCCTGATGCGATATTTATCCATGCCGATAGTAGCAAGGAAATCCGGAGTGGTCAAGCCGCAATCAGCGAAAGATACCGGCTTATTTCACGTGCGATATTCGGCGAAGGTGCGAAAGATGCGAGTTTGTTGGGCAGAGGCGTTTATCCGCATTATGGTCGGTGTGCTGACGGCTTCGATGTCTGCTCTGTTCAGTTTGCGATACACTACTTCTTTGAAAATATCATGAAGGTTCATACGTTTCTACAAAATGTATCCGAATGTACAAAATTGGGCGGGTATTTCATTGGAACCTGTTTTGATGGTGCGAGAATCTTTCAGGCATTGGCGCGGCTCGAAAGCGGCACTGAACTCAGTATCCTCTCGGCGTCGTCGTCGGCGGCGTCGGCGGCGGCGGCAGCCGATCCACAGAAACTGTGGTCTGTTCGTAAAAAGTATCACCAGACTGAATTTGAACCAGATAGCAGCAGTATTGGATACGAAATCGAGGTCTTTCAAGATTCGATTAACAAACTGACACGCGAATATCTCGTGAATTTCGACTACCTGACTCAACTACTTGAAAATTATGGATTCGACCTTGTAACGCCAGAAGAAGCCGAGACAACTCTCGCAAATCCAATGCCTGACGGGACTGCGACATTCGATGGAATGTATCATCAAATGGAAATCGAATGTAAGAAGAAACGCGACGACGGCGGTGGCGGTGAATGGGATCGGCGTTGCCAACAAGAATACGGGTCGGCGTTATATATGTCTGCAGAAGAGAAGCAGATTTCATTCTACAATCGTTATTTCATATTTCGAAAGAACCGAAACATTCATGCGAAACAATTAAAGAACAGTTTCTTAAGTTATGCTGGATTACAAGAAGAACAACAACTCGCATCTGGTGCGACGGAGACCGAGACAGACGTCGCGCTAGAAACGATCGCACTTGAGAAGATTGCGAAAGCGTCACGACCGATTGATGTGGCGTCCAAACCAGCAATTGCGGCGCGTATTCTTCAAGAACACCGAGAGAAAGAAGTAATCGCCGGCACTACTGCCACGCTCAAAATCAAGCCAAAACCGAAGAAATTAACGGTAAAGGCGGCTGCTGCGGCGGCGGCGAGTGCCGGCACTGGTGCTTCCGCCGCAGAAGAACCCGCTGCTGCTGCCCCCGCTGCCCCTATCGAACAAATCGAAAAGAAAATCCAAAAAAGAACAAAGAAAGTGGCATTGAGTGCGGCGGATAGCAGCGCCGGAGCCGTCAGCGGCGGTCCATCATCGCCAGCACCCGCAGTAAAACCCAAGCGTCAAACGAAGAAGAAAACCGACTTATAAACAATCACAGAATAAGTATAATAGAATCTAATATGTTTAAAAAATCTCCAAAGAATTGTTTTAAACCTGTATTACCATCGTCTACGTATCATTCATCGCATGAAGGCGTTGCGGCTGCTACTGCTGCTTCCGCTGCCGCGACCGAACTACATAAATCATCGAATAATTGCCCATTATTAACATACTTTAATTTTTTTTTATTACCACAAGTCGATGTATCCGTAAGTGACGCCAATTATATCCCAATTGAACTGTGTGTAACATCGCGTAATGATGAACCGAATCAAGTCTATGTATCTTCGTCGATTTACACGCATTTGTGCGATATTAAGCAACAGATTGAAAAATACCAAGATACATGGGATAGTATAAAAAAATTCACGAATCCGTATGAATATATTCATTCAAATATCACTGGGAATAAAACAAATATCAGCAAATTGCGGCCATTGTCACGATCATTCTACAAAATGATTGAAATCATTAAAAATAATAACATTCTTTCACAATATCAGCATACGTTCGCTCAACGTGCGGAATCTAAAATGGGAATAAAAACGTTTCACCTTGCTGAAGGACCGGGTGGATTTATAGAAGCAATCGCGTATTTGCGAGGGCTGGAATATCAGCAACGGTTCAATCACTCGAACGCGGCGACGGTGCCCGAACACGAGACTAACGCGTCGTCGTCGTCGCCGATACACATTCTTAAACGGAATACTGAATTTCATGATGAGTATATGAAAGAGCAAGAGTATTTGAAAGTATCGCGTCGTATATTCGATACTCAAAAGCCGGCATCAGGGGTCACGCCAATGGCTCTTTATGGAAACGACCGTTATTATGGCATGACCCTCGTAAATGATGACCCAATTTGTCCGGGGTGGAAAAAGACGCGCACATTTCTTGAAAATAACCCAAATGTAATTATAGAGAACGGCGCTGATAAGACGGGGAATTTAATATCATTAGAGAATTTCCTATATTGTGCTGAAAAATACAAAAATAAAATGGATATCGTTACTGCCGACGGTGGCTTTGATTTCTCGGTGGATTTTAATCATCAAGAAACTATGGCGACGCAGTTAATATTATGCGAAGTTTTTTATGCGCTTGCGATACAAAAACAGGGCGGTTCATTTATATTGAAAATATTTGACGTATTTCATAAGGCTACCGTCGATATATTGTATATTTTGAGTTATTACTATCATCAAGTATCAATTATAAAACCATATACAAGCCGAATTGCCAACTCTGAAAAGTATGTCGTATGTCAAGGATTTAAAATAAATGATTCTACTCAAATTATACGTCAATTTGCAAGTATATTTGAAACCATACAAAAATCATTAAGCGGCGACGACGGATGCGGCGGCGGCAACGGCGGCGGCGGATTGTCTTCCTTACTTCCATTCGACCATGACTTGTATTTCTTGAATAAGATAGAAGACATGAACGCGATGGTAAGTTTTCAACAAATCGAAAATATCACATCTACGTTGTCAATTATAACGAATCATAGAAATTCGGAGAAATTGGAACAATACAAACGCTCAAATGTGAATAAGTGTATAGCATGGTGCGAGAAATATGAAATACCGCATAATGCTCATCATGCGTGTTTTCAATCGACGAATATATTTCTTCACAAATCGATACCATCGGCGTCGGCGTCGGCGACGGCGTCAGTGGCGGAACCCCAATAAAAACAGTCTAAATATATATCAGAATGTATGGTAATATACGAACCATGCAGAGCACACTACAGTTTATAGCAGGACAACTTAAAAAACCGAGAGAACGATTTGAGACGATATTAGAACCACTTCAAGCGCTGCTTCAAATTGGGTTTCTCGCGTTTTATCCCATTGGTAGCAAAGTGGCGATTCATAATAACATACTTACAGTCCAACCGCCTGGATATACGCAGCATGTGCGGCGGTGGTATAATAATGACAAGAAAGAGGATGTGTTTTACTTATACAATGTATTCTCTCGGTTTAACAAATTCTATAAGACGGTGCTTACCGGCGGTGGCGGTGGCGGCGGAGGCGAAAACGCGGCGTTGTTTGCCTTATTGAACGAACTTGCGAAGACGGGTATCAATAACTTGACGCGGACATATAATCAATCAGATAAGATTCATATTCTTCACACGCTTCAAATGTATAAGGGCATGTTGGATAATCCAGAGTTGGTGCGGCGGTTGGCTAAAACGGAAGATGGCGGAGCGGGTGTTGCGGGTGTTGCGGGTGCGGCGGGCTCTGCGGGTGCCGCGGTCGCCGATGACGGAGATGACGACGGCGACTTACAGCGACAGTTTCCGTTAAAACGCATCAGTTCGACCGGTTCATCGCCTCCGCTGCGTCCAATCACCTCGGCGGGTGCGGCGGGTGCGGCGGTAAGCATCCCCATCGATAGTTTGGCCGACGCAAATATCGACACGATTTTCATTAAAATCACGGATTTGTATTCACAGGATGATTATACGCTTATTTACCACACACTCATGAAAATCCAACACGACCCGCAATATTTTATGAATTATATTGAGGGGCTGAATAAAATACTGGAACCAGTGAATATTCGCATCAAAAAATGGATTGATGACAATATTGTGTTTTGATTCACAACATCAGTTGCGTGTATTGCGCTTGCGGATTTTACTACGACGATATATTCTTCTTATAGATTTTTGATTATTTTTAATGCGATGCTGTTTTTTGATTGTCTTGCGGTGCGTGCGTTTGATATAGCGTGGTCGTCCACCGCTTCCAGAAGGTCTATCTGGAACTAAAAATCCGTTTAATTCTACAATAATGGCATCTAACCTTGATTTAACTATTATAACGGAGCCGGATTCGGGGACGGGGACGGATTCGGGGTCGGGTTTGGATCTTTTGGATGATACAGCCACCGGGCTTAAACTCTTTAAATATTTTTGCCGGAATGTCACTAAATCCGCTAAAGAAATCATTGGGTATTCTAATATTTTTACGTCGTCAGTGTTAATAAACAAATTATAAATAAATGGGCTAAACTGCATAAGATCAATGAATCTATATCTTGCCGCTTTTGATAAACAATCCATAAACCCGATAAATGTAAGTAAATCAAATATATCATATATTCCTTGTTCTTTTGTTATCAAACGCCAACTTGATTTCATATCCAATATACGTTGAGATAAGCCGTCATAATATGTAATAAAGTTGTCAATTAGTTTTTGTTGTATTTTTTTTTTATTTTCAAGCCACAGGGCTTGATTTAAATTTATCTTTTCAGGCCATCGGTCTGGATTTAAATTTATCGTTTGAATCATCGCGTTCAACTCTTCATCTAGAAAAAACTTACATACTAAAAGGAATCGGGTGGTGTTTTTATCCATGAGCGAACTAATCCAATCTGCTATTTTAGCTATATCTGCTTCGTCGTAAATACATATACTCCTATCCCAATCTATTAATTTCAATACATTAACTTTCTCACCACTTACAGATATTTGAACATTATCAGGGTGTGTGTCTTGAGAAGCTACACCCGTTACTATGGTGACCGCCAAAATCGCGGCAACAATATATGGCGTATGTTGTATGTTTGTAAATGAGTCATACCCCTGAACACTTTGAAGTAATTCCATAAATAATACATGAATACTGAGTCCTTCAGGCTTAGCAGCGGCAACTATTAAGTTGATGTGATGTTGTGCTTTTGTATCGAGTGTGATGGTGCGGTCTGGAGAACCCTTTAAATATTCATCAAACTCAGCTGGTGTTAAGGTACATGACCCAACCGCATCTGGAATAAATGTTAGTGTATCGTTGTAGTCTTGTAATTCACTACACATTTGATGTTGTCTTTCTCGCGTTTTTTCGGCTTCAGTTATTGTGGTAGTTTGTTTAGGCGTCATAACAGTATACGTTACAACTGTTGGTTCTGCCGCTTTTTCTAGACGAACAAATGAAACTTTCATGCAAAAATTAGCATCTTCCAATGAAGTACACTTAAAAATTACTGAACAAGCAGAGCTAGCCGTAATTAATGATACGGTCTTTATGCGAGCTAGTATGCCGTTTGCTACTTTTTCAGGCGTTTTTGATGGTTCATCTGCTAACGACATTCCTAATATATTATACGTAAATAAACTATTATACCAACTTCATCACTCACTCCATCTCCAATTTCACCCAACACGGTTTATAAGTCGCATTGGATAATTCGCCTTTTATTCTACGAGAGAATTCGGGGAATGGGATTTTGATTTTTGCGTCTTCACCCGTCTTGATAAACTGGCTGAGTTGCTTGTATAGTTCGCGAATCGCTGGATAGGATACATTCATTTGAAGTTCCGTGAGTTTATCTATAATCGGGCGCACTTGTTCGCGACGCTGTTCTATCGTGCGTTCCGTCGGCTGCGGCGGTGCCTGTGCCTGTGCCTGTGCCTGTGCCTGTGCCTGTTTCTTCTTTAAGTTTCGGGTCATGCGCCCCCCAACGACGCCAGGGGGGGTGCGTCCCCCAACGACGCTAGGGGGGGTGCGTCCCCCAACGACGCTAGGGGGGGTGCGTCCCCCAACGACGCTAGGGGGGGTGCGTCCCCCAACGACGCTAGCTACGCTCGATGAACCTAGGGGGTCGGCTTCGGTGGTGGTCAGGGGGTCGACTTCGGTGGTGGTCAGGGGGTCGGCTTCGGTGGTGGTCAGGGGGTCGGCTGTGGCGGCGGCGGTGGCCTGTGGCTCGTTTTCTGTTACTGGTGATTCGATATGAATATCCGCAAGGTCTTCTGGTATAAGAACAGCCTCTTGTCGTAATGCGTCTTCGAACGCGGGTGTAGTCGTCGTCGCCGTCGTTGTCGCTACACCCGCGCTTACATCCATTGACATCGTTGTTCCCATTTATTACAATATGATACAATAAACTAGATTTTTTATACCTATTTTACACCTTTTTTTCATTTGAAACGCCCAAGTTTTCAGCAAACCACATAATTATTTGCTTTTGGGATTATTGAAAAAAAGGTGTATTGTATTTAACCAACGCCTAAAACACCGCGTCAAATTCGTCATTATACATTTTATCGCTCTTTTTGATTCCTATGATATCGCGAAAGGTCTTGCTCCGCATAAGCGGCACATTCGTGCGGATCTTCAGGTTCAGGTGCGGATTCGTGAGAACTTGGACAAGGATTTCGCGGAAATTCGCATATTGACGATTTTGGATAGCGTAATAGGTGTAAAAATTTAGAAACGAACTCTGGCGGACATGTTCGTCCCGAGTAATATCGCTTACGCCATCGTATACGTGGTAGTGATACTTATTCAGCGCGTCTTCACATACCGCAATCCCAGTAACATCCGCCAGATTCTCTGATAACGAGAGATTTCCATCGATCACGAATCCATCCTTTCGAGAGATTTCTTCATATTGACGCCGTATTGCCGCAATCTTGCGTTCATAGGTCGCGGTGTCTTCTCGACTCCACCAGTTTTTGATGACGCCTTTATGATTATATATTCGAGAATTCACATGGAGTGCGTGAGAGATTTCGTGGCCGAATGTAAACCCGACCGACGCTAGGTCATATTCATACCCGCGACCAAACTGAACATTCATACTATGCATATATGCGGTAGGAATATATATACTGTTCGTGTTTGGTGTATAATACGCATTTACAATGAAGGACTGGTACCCAACGAGTTTCATCGTCCCCCAATTCATAATATCCAAGTCTTCCGATGATAACGCCGACGACGACTTACGATGATGCTTCGCGATATACTCCGTCCGTTGCTTGCTACGTTTGAGTAAATTTGCCCACGCATCCTTCGGGTCATAATCTAGGTTTGTCGGGTCAGGTGCCGAGAGATTAGCCTCTCCTATACACAGTTTTATCGTATTCAGTTTCTTAAGTGCCCCCTTCTTGGTATATGCCGACATCCATGTATTACGCGATATACGCTCCTTATAACATTCAATCATTGTATTCCCAATCTCTCGAACTTTCGCAATCATTTCTTCGTTCTTGTATCGTTTTGTGAATTCCGTCGTCATCGTTTTCGGGAACGCATACGCCAACCCAATAATCGGGAAATATTCTCTCGGGAAGTGCGTTTCTTTCCCGCGAATAAGCGTATCGTTGAAGTCAAGATAGATATCCCGCCATTTATCATGAAAGCATATAAGTTGTCGCAAATAAATGAAATACCAGTAACTCTTCCACTTGTCTGTCGCCCATTCCTTTTTAAGTAGCATCATGACCGTATTCAGGTACCCCACTTGACTGGCGATAAAATAAGGTGGAACGCAGTCGCCGTCGCCATCTTCGTATCCAATCCACTTACCAATCTCTCGCCAATCCAACCCAGTAAGGCACATCGCATCTTGTGTCAGCACCCGCGTCGCACCACGAATATTGTTTTTATAATGTGGGAGTTTCAGTCGTTCTTCTATATCGCCGTCAGCCGCGTCAGTTGTCCCTCTTTCGCACTCGCAATTACGATGCTTCATCTTTTTTATAGGAACACCTGATAGATGCGGCGGCTTGTCTCGTTTATTCGCCGACTGGTATATATTCGCATAACTGTCGTCAAACCGCGGGTCGATGATGTTCATACATGACAGTAAAGTACATTCGATATCATATACATCTTCAACCTTAATATTATGGGTTGTCTCGTAATCGCGGCCAAGACATTTCGTGAATACCTCCTCGATAAACCGCAGAAATGCGTTCGTAATACGTTTCTTGTATTTCATATATTCGATGGTTTTCGTCTCTGGCCCTCCTGTGTCGTCGTCGTCGTCATCATTACCGCCGCTCCCGCTCCCGCTGCCCCCCTTTTGCCCCTCTTCTTGGCGAATAACCGCAGTATTGCTTGTATTCAAACGCACACTTCGCATTTGTTTTTCAATAATCGAATCACTCAAATAAAACCGATAGTCATAGAGAGATAATGACGGCGACCCAATACGTGCGGTTAATTTACCCGAGCAGTATTCATCGGGATACACGTTCCATACAACGGGCAGTGCCCACTTTATCATTTCATTTTGATTCATGATTCCAAGAAATTTATAGAGATTGTTTTCTCTCACGAGTTCGGTATATAATTTACAAAACTGAGAGATATGTCGAAGGATTGGTTCGGGTCTTAGGTCGCGAAAGGATGCCGCCATATTTTTCATTTGTCGAGAGATTATGCCATCATGCGTGCTATTGTCGCGCATCATCGTAAGGACATTTTTATACATTTCATCCTGTATTAATTTAAAATTGTCTAAAGGGCGTATATACTTCAGTTCTCTCGGGAGGGTCTTTGGCACTTCTTTCATCCATTTCTGGTTGGCCCATAAATAAAAGTTGTCGGCACGGAGCCTGTCGGGGTCTTTTGTATTTCGTCGGGTATGTTTATGACGATGCGGCTGCTGTCTGCGTATTCTAGAATGACGGGTTTTTGTATGTATTCCCACCATTTCACTTATATATACATGAGAATAAACTTCGCGGTACAGTCCTAACACTTCAAATGAGGCCGCTTCACTGCCCGATTATATAAGTTACAGTCGGGTTTGAAAATCTTGCTCTTGATGAAGTAAGGCGAACCCATTGAATCTCCGTGATATTGTCCGGCATTGCCAGCCGCGACGCCGTATGCCGACTTGAATGAAGCACCGTTCTTCGTGATGGTATCGAGTTTCAATCTCTCGAGACGTGTTCCGGCAGACACCGCACCTTGAACACCGTATTTCGCATTATTCGGTTTATGGATGACGGTTGTGCGGCATTTGGAACGGTCGGCCGCGTCTGCGTATATTCTCTCGGCATTGCCGCAATTCGTGGAATAATATACCTGTGAACCCGTCTTGGATTCGCTAGGATTGGCGGGTGTTCCATCGGGAAGAACGTACTGATTGGCCGTCCCCGACATCTTCGAAAAGGTTTGTTGCTGCTGATATGTTCGGCATCTCGCCTGAAGATACGACGCGGTGTTGGTATGATACGCTCGACTTACATTCGTATTTCCGCTGCGGATGATGCGTTTTTTCGGGTTGAACGAGAGATTCTTCGTTTCGTAAATACCTGTATTGATTTGGTATGACCCCGGCTGTCCCGGAACCCCCACCTGTTTATAACCGGGATTCTGTATAATTTCATCAGGCGTACATTCGCGCAAAAAGGGTCGGCGGATATCTTCTGTTAAATAGTTTTGCTTTGATGCCACACGAGTATCACAACCACAGGATGTTCCTCTAAAAACGATACCTCCGGGGCGGTCGATGAAGCCAATCGTGGGGCGAGATTTGTTTGTAGAAGACGGCATCAAACTTTTGCGCCAGTGCTTTATCGGCCGCGGCTTGAAACTGGAACGTTTGATGATATTCTTTGTTTGAGGGAATTCGCAGCATTTGGTGTCTCGGCCGAAATCATTTGACGGATTGCCTTGTGTGGATGGGCCATTCTCTGCTGGACGAGTGAATCCCGGATACACGCTTCGTGTCGTGGATTGTTTCGTAGAACGAATCGCGACCTTCATTGTTCTAAAATTAAGCGGCCATGAAACAAATTGTTTGCTCATTTTATGTATTCGTATATATCAAGTAGATAGTTTAATTTAGATAATATAATAATGTTGGAATATATTCAGTTTTATACGAAAAATCTCTCGAACTTCACAATATTACTTTTGATTGGTGTAAGTATCGCCATATTAGATATTACTTTGCGTAATGTTGTGCGTGGCGTATATCTAAATGTTCGAGAGAATATGAAACTTCGTCATGGAGGCGGCGGGCGCGAGGGTATGACGGCCACGAAGGACGCGAAGGACGCGAAGGACGCGAAGACCGAGACTGCCGATAAAGATGCGAAGGACGCGACGAGTAAAGAAGACGATGAAGCATGCCCGAAAGATTGTACCGCGGTCGAAGCATTACGAACAAAACTAACAGGATTGATTGAAAACGCAGCTAAACTTCAAAAGGATATTCAAGAAAATGATGAAACGATTAAGAAGCAACACAAAACTATCGAAAACATGCAGAAGAGTATTCAAAAATTGATTGATAAATCAAAATAACGACGGACGACGGACGACGGACGACGGACGACGCACGACGAAACGGTATAATAAAATACTAATCAATTGTAAAGGGCATGATACATCTTACTACATTTGAACACCGCGATATCGACGCCAATATCGATATATTTAGGTCAAATGTATCACAATTTGTGAATGATACGACGACGCACCCAATTGTGAAATATAAGGCATTTATATTCGCATTCCTACTTATCGTCGCGGGGTTATTTATACTATTATTTTTCAATCGTGATAAGATATTCACTCATACATTTTGGAAACATCTATTCATTCCTGTAACTGATTTGAGAGATAAATACGGCGAAGACGCCGACACAGACAACATTTTTGGATACGATTACACATACCGCAACACTGACGCGGCGATTTTCCGTGAAGCGATTGAAGGGATGACGACGGGGGCGACGGGGGCGACGGGGGCGACGGGGGCGACGACGACGACGAAAGACGGAAAGGCGATGACGAAAGACGGTAAATTTGTTAGTGCTGATACGGATAGTGCTGAAAAGAAGAAGAAAACGCCCTGTGATACCGATTGCGGCGAGTATGTGAATCTAAAAGGGAAAATAAATGATCTCTCGAAATATGTGAATGCGGTAAAGGAGCAAAAAGACGGAATTAAACAAACCTCCGTTAAATTACAGGAATTAGGAAAACAAATCGAGGACTTAAATAAATCACTTTCGCCAGGCGGTCAGGTTAAAATAACCATCTAACGAGAGAATTTAATCTAACGAGTAAGTAGTAGTATAATGTCGTCTTTGGTAGGGCCAACATATGATTATTGGAAAAGTATCAAACAGCCGTCCGAGATGGGCATGTCGCCCGGGTTTTCTCTCGGCGCACTCGCTACGAACGTCGATGGATTGCTATCGTATGTGGAGGTTCTCATATCCGGAACGGGACAAGCGAGTGTAACTGGAAAGCCACTAGGCAATAAATTCTTCTTAAAAACAACGGGTAAATGTAGTGAAACGTCTGTTGCTAAATGGAAGAAGGAACGCGATGACGACGAGGCTTGGAACCGAGCATACGAAGAAGTCGAGAATCGGCTGGGTGCAAAAAAGATAACCGAGGATGAAGCCACGAAACTGAAAAATGCTCTTAACGAGCAAAAGAAAGAGAGGGACGAGTCGCGTGAACAAGATAAGAAAATCGTTGACCGATGGATTTATGTGAATAATATTCCTGATGGCTCGATTCCATTTATAGCAAGTGGTGCGGATGGCAAAGGATTTAACGACCTACGCGGTCTCATTCCGGGTGCTCTTGGAAATTTAGGTGCGCTTAATCCATCTCAATTATTCAATGGTTTTACGGCAGGCACTCACCCAGCGTGTTCCGAAATAACACTAGAGACGGTCGATAATGATAACGTGAAACGTAGTGAAACACGTCACGTCGCATTAGTTGAAATGGTGGAAATGAACCCGTGTAGTTTTCCGGGGAATTATAATCCAGCGTCCGGAAAAAGGGGCACAAAATGTCCTGAGAGTTTTAACGGGATGGGAGCACAAACGAGCCACAAAAAAGAAAAAACACCAGATATATATAATCAACAGTATTCGCTTGTCACCGAAAACGGCGAATCGATTGGAATCTACGAAATGGGGAGTTTAGCCGGTTCTTCTGGTGTCGCATATCAAACGTCGCATCGCAGCCCTTTAAGTTATAATATTGACCTCCAGAAATCATCGCCGATGACAGAATTATCGTTCGGTAAATTCGGGCTCGGCGGTGATGTAAATGCGGATGGAGGCAGCGATGCGGTTAATGCGAGAGAAGTGATTGACCGGCACAATGAGAGTGTGTCGTCATTTTATAATAAGCCGCTGGCGGTTGATGCGCCGTCGTCGCCGGATGGCGAGATACTTCATCGTGCCAATAGAGGAGACGAAAAAGAAACGGATTTGTCGTATTATGATGAACTTATACAACAGTTATCACAATTATTTGACGGACGCACGGACGGCAGCGGCGAAGACTTCTCAGACATTCGCGGGGATATGCTAGCACAGGTTTATTATTACGGTATAACAGCAGTGTTATTGTATCTTCTTTATAGGATTTTGTATGTAAACCGAAAGTAAATCATTATGAATATACACAGAGGAGTTATTCATAATGGGCGATGATGCGAGACGACATGCTTACTTCGCCGAACTACGCAATGTTTGATGACGGTTGCGGCGTTTGTGATGGCGATGTGTCTTGGCTTTCTTATTCATAGATTGAACGTAATGATTACGACCGCCGTTAAATGAAGTCGCCGTTGATTGTTGTTGTTGTGGCAGCGAATCCGGCGTGGTTTCATTTACAGGTATTTCAGGTAGAGTTGATGTCGTCGGGTTCTCCTCTTCTGCGTCGCTAGAGTCCGACCCTGAATTCGAGTTACTTCCATCATCGGGCGGTGCAGGTGCGGACATCATGGGCGCGGGCGGTGGGGGAGTCATATCCATGGATTCGGGTGCGGGTGCGGGTATAGCGGCATCGGTGGGCGCGGGCATGACAGGCGCGGGCATCACGGGCTCGGGTGCGGGTGGCGGGGGAGTCATATCCATGGGCTCGGGCATAACGGGCTCAGGTATTGACGGCGAATCTTCCGTTTCGCTATATCCTAACTCGTTAGTTGGCAATCCATTATGTTTAGAATACGTTACAATGTGTTTCTTCGCTTCAGTTATAGCCAATTCCGCGGCTTCAATTGCCGATAATACTGTTGCTAACTCATTCTTGTCTTTATTTGTTTTTTCTTCGAGTCTTCTTTCCATTTCCAATTTCAAATTTGAATGTTTCGTTTTTAACTCACCATATTTATTTTGAAGATTCTTCATTTTTTGAAGAACAATATCAAAGTCGCCGCCGTCTTCGCCGCCGTCTTCGCTTGCTTCGCTTGCTTCGCTCACGTCACTGCCGTCGTCGCTTACGTCGTCGCTTACGTCGTCGCTTACGTCGTCGCTTACGTCGCTTCCTTCGCCGTCTTTTTCTTGGGTATCTTCGCTGTCGGCGCTATTACTGTTATTATCATCACCCGTAAAAAATCCGGTTATCTTATCAGTCAATGATGGGTTATTATCGGCACTACTTTCTGAAACGGCTGGCGCGGGTGCTGGTGCGGGTGCGGGCACGGGTGCGGGCACGGGCTCCTCTTCGGGTTTTTCATCACCACCAAGCCCAATTTTTTCCTTAAGTGTATCAAATATACTCTTATTGTCATTATTGTCATTATTATTATTGTCGGTCGACGAAGGAGGCGGCACGGCTGGTTCGGCACTCTTCTCAGCAACGACACCTTCTTCGACTTGTTTCTTATTTTCATTGTCGCCGCTACTCTTTAAAAAATCAAACATCGCACCTCCGTTCTGGTTATTTCGTCTTTGCTGCTTCGCATATTGCTGCGTTATATTAGATATACTTTGGCTCATCCCTATACTTAACGCTTCTAATATATTACAATATAATTTTGTATCATAAATTACCAAGTGATACAAAATGACGTCGGTCGTCGGTCGTCGGTCGTCGGTTTAAAAACGAATGCGTTTGTGAAGTTCAAGAGCAACGAGACCACCAGCAATCTGCGCAAGGATGTAAGGAACAACGTCTGACATGGGAATCTTGCCAGCCGCAGCCATCATAACCGTAACGGCAGAGTTAAAATGTCCGCCAGAAATATGACCGCCAAGCATAATCGCGATGGCTAAAGCGGCGCCGATGGCAATTGCGTTGCCAGTGGCGATAATGACATAAAGGAAGAATACACTTCCAAGGAATTCAACTAAATACTTGTTTAACATTATTATTCTGCGTGTTATACAATAATTTAATAAAAAAAAGTTTATCCTAAATATTTACTTTAGGACTATTATCTATATAATACATATCAGTAGTAAATATAAGATGTCAATCGAAAAAACGACAGAAAGTATAAATTATACGAATTGGTATACTAAATTTGTTAAAAGCGGAACCGCCTCCGGGGTTGCGACGACAGGAACCGACCCAAATGTCCAACTTCGTATCGTGAATGGCGAAACGTCTAGTTCTGGAAGTGTCTCGTATCCCGACTTTCTAATCAATCCCGAACTTACATCGTTCGACTTTAATATGGAAGTGTACTGGACACCCACCGAATTGACCGGCGGAGATAATTATCAAATCACGTTTGGAAGCACGATGCGGCTAAGTATATTATTCAATTTCTGGAGCGGTTATGTCGATACTGGAATATCTGGTGAAGGAGTGTATATATTAAATTCAAGTAACGCTGCCGTACTTAAAAGCACGACCGCACCAGGCGCTAGAGGCCCCGGTGCCAACCAATGGTATCCTGTTCGTGTTTTATACAACAAGAACGCGGTGAATACATGGACTGTAATCATAAACGGCACGACGGTTTTAACATATAGTGACCCGAATGCTCAAACATGGCAACAAGTAGCCAACAATAAAGGCGTTACTGTTTCAGCAGTATCTGGTGGCGGATTGAAGATGAGGTTCTTTCTCCGTAGATTAAATTTGGTGTTCAAGGCGATGATGCCTATTTTAACCGAAAAGACCTCGGCGATGCCACAGAAGTTTTACCCGTCTGCTGATGATTCTACATTCGCGGGCAATAGAGCCGCTTACGCGCGAACATTATACCCGCGAATTACGAATACTGCTACGGCGGCTCAAATCACCAAACAAAAATTGGTTTATAATCGCCACGATGCTTCGTCGCGTATGGAACGTCTTAAATTACAGGCCATCGGGCAAAGTTCTATGCGATTAAAAGAAACCGATACATTACAATTCAAGGCACCGAATGTAAATGATGTTCGTGAAGCACTTTCGCGGTCTCGGTCGCAAGGATACATGGTTCCTCCTAAATGCCAGAACCGTTGAATGAATGAATGAATGAATGAATGAAGTATATGATAATATCAGTATTATTATCATATTCTGCGTCCGTGCGAGCGTGTGTGCGTCCGTGCGGGTGTGCGCATGCCCGTATTATCTGCGAATGGCACGAATCGCCGACTGAGCGGCATTATTTGAGCCGCCAAACCCGGCATCATTGTAATTACGATTCACCGCCATCTGCTTGCGAAACCGCGTGTAATCAGAGCCGTCGTAGACAAATTTGGTATTACAAGTCGCAGAAGGAACGCCAGTGCCGTCGTTTTGAACGTGAACACCGCCGGCTAACCCGCGCCAACCAGAAGTGATACTCTGCCTCGTGGATGTCACCTGATTTGAGCCACCCGAAGTATAATATTCACGCGAAAGATAGTCTCCCGCATTATTCACGACACGAAAGGGGGTAGCCGCGGGCGCACGACCGCCGTATTTCTCACTTGCTGCCGAACCGTTCCACGCTTTACGAAGCGTAAAACGCATTGTCTCTAACTCCGAGCTGCCCTTCATGGTTCCATTTGAAACAGGTTTGGGGGAAATTCCTTTGACACCGCTTCCTAAAGTCATATTCGGTTGGTTTGTTGTTTGTATATAATAACGATATAATATTAGAGGATATAATTATATTTATGCTTTACAACTATTTTACGCGTATATTATATATTTATTAGATGAAACATAGAATCACCCGTAGGCGTAATAAAATTAAACAACGCGGTGGGCTAAAATTTGGTCGTATAATTAAAGATGAGATTCTTCAATGTATTTCGAGGAGGAGGAGGAGTGGAACCGACTCCATCACACCTAAAATATTTAATGAGTGTATCATGATGGCGTTATTGGGGCATGCTACTAGTGTTAATGTTCTATCAGAATCTACTCGTTATTCTTTGGTGTTACAATTCAACCTAGCCGGCCGGGACTTATTACGAGACCAGTTTAGGTCTATCTACGATACAGTAAGTAACGATGATACAGGTTATGAAGTGGCTACGTTTTGTGTAAAAATGACATTTATAGCAAAAGAAACTACTTCGATTACATGGCTTGGGAACGATGGTAGAAACTATAATAAAAACACTATGACAGAGGAAGCATTTATCAATGAAGTTAACACACAACAAAGATTATATGAATCTACTATGTATACCGGTAACGATAGCCCGATTTCTTCATTCGTGCCACATTTACTCGCAAGTCAAATTGTCGACAATACGAACCCAGTTTTTACAAAAATATGTTACTTATTAGGGGATAATGCTAGTGTACTTGAGAACTTAGAAAGTATTGAGCGTAAAGGTTTTAGGTTTGGGTTTAGTTTCATGGAAATGATTCCACTAGTTGCTGTTAAAGATGAAGATGCTGCTCATCATATAGCTAAAATGCTTATACATATCGCAACGACAACGCGTACGATATTATACGATTGTAATCAAGGTAATTTTTTAAAGAGTATTATAGCGGTCTCTCCAGAACACAGTATTAATAGATATACTATAATTGATTTAGGACGTGTGTGTTCTCTGGAAACTACAGATGGCGTGGGGTTACTTACAGCGAGTTTTGATGAATTAATGACTCGTGTGGAGCAGGGACACCCGACTTATCCTACATTTGACGCAATATGTAAATTTTTTGGTGTAGCACAGGACGCCACTAATGCGAAATTACAAGTTAAAGCCCGCTTTGTAAAAGCACTCGAGTTTCGTAACTTTAACCCACTCGACAGTCGTGATGAACAAAAAAACAAGGCACATCGTATCTTAATGATATTGGCATTCGCCGATTTAATGATTAACAAACACGTATTTGGAGGGATGGATCATTTTCAAATGGAGTTTATTATACGTAATATGTATTCGGGTGAGTATACTGGGGTTATTGAATCATCACTTTCGGGGTTTTTAAGCATTTTCAGTTTAGATACAATATCCGACAAAGAAAACGATTTGTATTTAATTATATCTTCCAACCAGAAGGATGAAAAAAACTTTATATCAACCGTAGAAAATTATGGCCTTTTGATCTGGTTAGACTCTTATGTTTCGACGAAAAAAAGAAAGGTAGAATTGCAACAACCGACGACAGACGAACAACCGACGCAAGTGGCACTCTCATTAAAAACATTTTTAGACGAAGAACGAGAATGGACGATGCGGCAAAGAAGAAACGAATTGATAAGAGCCAATAACATATATTCTAATTGGTGCGAAGATATAAAAAAGATTCACACAAGTCCTTCACAAAATAAACGACGCCGCACAGCAGAGGTTGCACTGCCACTGCCACTGCCACCACCATCACTGCCACTGCCACTGCCACTGCCACTGCCACTGCCACTGCCACCACCATCACCACCACCACTAGTCTGTAAAAAAGGTAGTTGCGTGATGATGGGAGGAACCCGAAAACATAATAAACGTCGCCGATGTCGCACTAAACGAATACGTTAACCATTATATCGTCGGCTATAATTATTGGGTTTGCAGATAAAAAATATTTATATATTATTTCCTATACTGCCTCTTTCCGTGAAAGCACCGGCACAAGAATTGGAGTGGAATCGCGGAGTCGAGCACCGCTCGACGCAGCGATGGAACGACAATTAAGTCATAATCCTTGGTGCCACATTCATCGTCGCCAATTCTTGAAACAGTAATTTACACGCATAAGGTATTTGGACGAGAGCAAAATCCGCACGATTCTCACACGTCTTACAAAAGTGAATACTCCGTTCCGTATTATATGACGCGATAATCCCGCACTTTCGACAAACATGAACCTCATACTTGTCCGAGCAGTCATACATACGCCCCTTTGTGAATCTCGACGCACCATGTCCAACCATCGCGTCACGTTCCATTTCTCCAAAACGCAACCCGCCATCACGACTACGGCCTTCCGCTGGCTGATGTGTGAAATTGACCATCGGTCCAATCGAACGACTGTGTTGCTTATCGGCAACCATATGCTTCAAACGCTGGTAAAACACTGGCCCGATGAAGATGTCCGACTTAATTTGTTCGCCAGTAAGTCCATTGTATAATAATTCGTTGCCATTCATTTCAAACCCTACCTTCAGCAGTTCCTTGCTAATATCCTTAATGTCGTATTCTCCAAACGATGTCCCGTCGCCAAACAGTCCTAAATTCACGAGAACCTTCCCCAGCAACGTCTCTTTCAATTGCCCAATCGTCATACGCGACGGAATCGCATGTGGGTTGATAATAATGTCTGGGCGGATTCCTTCTTTCGTGAAAGGCATGTCTCGTTCTGGAATAATATTACCAATCGTGCCTTTCTGTCCCATACGACTCGAAACCTTGTCGCCAATCACCGGCTTGCGAAAGGCGCGGATACGGACTTTACAGAAACAATACCCTTCGCCGTTACTGTCGATATAACTCTTGTCGACATAACATTCCTCGGATGTATGATAGACGCGGCTGATGTCTTCATATTTCACGATTTTGGTCGGGTCATTTCGGTTGTCCTTGATTGGAATAACTTTACCCATTATCACGTCGCGGTTTTCGATGAATGTATTCACTGGCATAACCCCGCGCTGGTTCAGTTTGTCGTAATTCCCGAACTTCATTCCCTTCGTCTTGGAAGAATCGGGGTGGCAGCGGATTTCTTCGTCGCCGTTGATTTTCTTGTCTTCGTCCTTCTCGGTGTGATAAATCGTCGCAGAGAACATCCCGCGGTCAATCGCGCCTTGATTCACGAGAACGGAATCTTCCTGATTGTAGCCAGTATATGACATGATTGCGACGATGAGGGGCGCACCAGACGGGATTTCCGCGAGTTGAATCATTTGCATGAGTCGGGTATCCACAAGGGGGCGGTGTGGGTATGTCAGGACATATGCGGTTTTATCCATACGGCGCTGGTAATTCGTGACATAGATGCCGATGGCTTGCTTGCCCATGGCACAATTTGAACTCGCGAATCCGTCACCTGCGATAAACGAGTGGTTTTCGCTGGCAACTTCAATATCGGATACCATACGGTTTGATACAGGAACGATACTGTGGATAGGAACGAATGTGATACACGACTCGTCAAACACACCAACCCGTAATTCGCGGTCATCCATCATTTCTTTAACAGTCTTCCATCCTTCGTTGGTTGAAAAGCGGTGGTCTTCCGTCGCAATGATTTCGCGTCCAGAGATGGTAGTAATCTTATACACTGGTTGCGTGTTTTCTTGGATGAAATGATTGACGACGCGGGTCTTGCTGACTTCAAATGTAGTCGGATGGTATGTCATTACTTCATCGCCGACTTTGACATCCTTGATGGGTATACGACGGCCGTCGCTCATCTGGACTGTCTCGTTGATATCCAAACACTGATACGTGTTCCTAGGCGCCTGATTGTGCTCAGGAAACGGGATACATGACGCCAACACCCCGAAGATTGTGCTGGGGTGTATCTCACAATGCGAATACTTGTAAATATACGGCGATGTCTTATCCGTCTCATTGCGGTGAAGGTGATGCGGGCGCATCGCAATCATACTGAACGCCTGCTCGTCGGGGTCGACGTATTCGATGACGCCGTGTGCGTCGTCGTCTCCCCCCGCATGAGCACGAGCATGAGCGTCATCATCAGCCGCACTCACATGTGTCAGCAAGTCATCCCACCCGATTTCGCGTTCCTCAATCTTCTTGATGATATCCCTCGTGATGAAGAGCTCGTTTGTATCCTGATTGACAAGTAATAGAGGCCGCATCAACCTCCCCGCGTCATTACATATCCTAATTTCGGCATTTGGATAGTCAAATACCACCGACGTGTATATATTGATAATACCACGCAATTTCTTCATCTTGAATTCATTATATAAACGCAACGGTTCGCGGGTAATACCTACCCAAGCTCCATTCACGAATACTTTTACCTGACGATATGTGTCCCTCGGTTGAAGCGTTTCTAGTCGTTCGATATACTCGCCAATATACGCATGAAGCGACGCAGGATTGCTATGTATCGTCACATGACTCAAACAACTAATATTCTTGACGACACCAATGCTTCCACCTTCTGGAGTTTCGGCCGGACAAAGAAACCCCCACGAGGTATTGTGTAACTTACGCGGCGGGATGAGTTTTCCGCTCTTGTCAATTGGAGTATTCAGGCGTCGCAAATGGCTCAAACTCGACGAATACGTAAGACGGTTCAGCACCTGCGCAACACCCACCTTGTTGCTCGTCATGCTCTTAATGCCAAAATCTCCAGTGGATAGGGCACGCTTCAATCCGTTCTCGATTGTCGTCGATTTGATGATTTTATACATATTCGTATCATTGATGATACTCAAATAGTCTTCGGTTGAACGCCACGACCCCGTATTAATCTCGCGAACCACCTGTTTCGACATATCCTTCACGAGTTTGTTGAAATAATTACGGAAGAGATTGTTGAGAAGTGCACCAGTGAGGTCGATGCGTTTGTTCAAATAAGAGTCGCGATCATCCTGCTTGTTGATTTCAAAGAAGGCGCACAACAATTTGTTCGCCATATAGCCTAGGAAGAATTTCCGTTGCTGGTCTGTGTTACAATGAGGAAACAGGTCATTGTGAAGGACTTCATGAGCAAATTCGCGTTTTTTGGTCGCACCGCTTTCTTTGTCCATGTTGATTGGCGTAAAGATTACCTGCGACGTGAAATATCGAATCGCATCTTCTTGTGTCATAATTCCATTTGCGTCGATAATTGATGCTTGAAGTGCCTCTAATAGTTTTGCGCTGATTGCGAGCCCATCTGCGTCAGTTCCGTCAATATTATAGACGATATATTCGCAAATTTCACGGTCGGACAAGACACCGAGTGCGCGAAATACGACGAACAATGGGACGGGCTGCTTCATTCGCGGGATTTGAATGACGAGTGGGTGCCCGAACCCGTTTTGTTTCGTAACCACCATCATGTTGATTTGCTTGGGGGAAATACACTTTGAATCGGGAATCGATTTGATTTCTGCGACATATCGCCATTTGTTGTTATTCTTTGAAACATTATAGCATAATACCTTATTCTCCGCCGCCCGCTCCTGCCCAAGGACTGTTTTTTCACTTCCGTTGATGATGAAATACCCACCCGCATCATAGGGGCATTCGCCAGTGATATTGTGGTCTAGATGTTTATGCTGTGTCAATACACAGATACACGATTTCAACATGATTGGCATTTTCCCGATTTGGATTTTAGGAAAGACCTTGTGATGTGTTGTAATGTGTTCGCTCTCCGTTCCGCGAACAATATACTTGACGTTCATATCCACAGACATCATAGACGCGTATGTGTAATTACGTAATCTCGCTTCTTGGGGAAAGAGGATTTTGGTTGCACCCGTATTTTCATGAATTTGCGGCCTGGATAAATACAGATTTGTGAATGTGACTTCTGTTTCGAGTCGGTATTTGTGCGTTGTCTTGTCATAATCTTGGTCAGAAACGATTCTCACCGGATTGAACATATCCATCGTTCGTTTCAGCTGAACATTCACCATGTCATTATATGACTCGATTTGATGACGCACCAACTGTTGTAGATGCTTTCCTTCGAAATAAGAACCGATAATTGTCCATGGTTCTTCGATATAGTTTCCAATGCGAGACTGATTTTTGTCTTTCAAAAGACTGCCTCCATGTTCCGGTTCTGGTTCATTTATATATCTCGGGTTCAGCATCTCATATGTTCGTGCTGCTTCTTTATCGGCACTCGATGCGTCGTGGTCGTCGTGGTCGCGGTCGTGGTCGTGGTCGTGGTCGTCGTGGTCGTCGTTATTGTTATTAATACGCTCATTGCCGCGGCTAGTATCATTATCCGTATCCTTGGGTTCTAAGGTTATTTCGACTTCTTTCGTCGCGGTCGTGGTTGTCGTGGGTTTGCGAACAAGTTTTGGCATCTATAAATAACAATAACAATGATGAATTGACCCTGAATGTGTATATCGGGGTAAACTATATAACATCTTCAATTTATTTTTATGTTGTTTTCGAATGATATTATCGTGCCTTCTGGCAGTCCTGTCACGAATAACAGATATAAACCGTTATTCATTTATTATATTACCCAACGAGCCGTCATCGCCGTCAACGTCGTCAACGCCGGTATGTCTAAAATAAACGAAAACAATAACAATACCAATAATGGAAATCGACCACCTCCTCAAAAAAAACGCCGCTGGCATCACCACGCGAAAATACCTGCGAAAAAACAAAAAACGGAAACACCTCCGCCCCTGCCCCCTAATTTGGTATCGCGTGAAAAGGAACGAATTGAAAATGAGAAGCAAGTATTGAAAATGGAGCAGCAATTACATGAATACTTTCATAAGACAAAAACACCGTATTCGTATATAGATGATAACGGCATTTATAATTTCACTCCTACGCCCGTGGTAGCGCCAGTGCCAGCGTCGGCATCGGCGAGGACTCCATCTCGGCATATTTTCCCTCCTCCTCCTCCTCCACCGCAGCAGCCGCCGTCACAGGGACAAACCTCCGTCCCCAATCCATTTATGAATATGACATTTAGTCCATTTGTTCCATCAAATACGCAATCTTTATTTTCTCCTCACTCGATTCCAAATCTATGGGCGTCTATTTTCCCGGTCATGAATTTTCCTGCTCCGCAGGCGCCGGGTTCGATGGTGCGCCCCCCGCCCCCGCCCCCGCCCCCCGTCGAACACATAGAAATATGTGAAAATATACAACACATCGACGACCTTATTGCTCTATGTGACAAATATCCATTGGCGCCCAATAAAAAGTATAACATCAACATGACCGCAATTCACGCGATACGTGTCCCATTGACCGACTTGTCAAATATGGTTGGTATGACAACAATAAAGCAAACGATTGTCGACCAGATTTTATACTACTTGCAAGAACTCCATATTCCTGAAACAAAAAATAACGAATCATCCAACAGCAACGAGCAAGAAAAGATGACAAGCAACAGCAACAGCAATAACGATAATATTACCGATGATGATTTGCGGAAACATTTGAACGATACGGCGGCCAAAACCATATTCAACCCATTCGCTGCACAGGCATCGTCGGCTACCATAGATTTCAAACCGCCGCCGCTGTTACCGCCATTCAACATTAAGAACCCGAGTAGCGGCGATGAATTCGCATTACCAACCAAGGGCGATTTTATGCATACTGTAATTTATGGCCCACCTGGTTCTGGAAAAACCGAAGTTGCGAAAATCATCGGCCGTATTTTTAGTAATCTTGGAATTTTGAACAAGAAAATCTTCAAAAAGGTAAGCCGCAACGATCTTGTTGCGGGATATTTAGGGCAAACCGCGATAAAGACGAAGGATATGATTAAGGCGTCGCTGGGAGGTGTGTTATTTATTGATGAAGCGTATTCTCTCGGTAATTCCGAAAAGAAGGATAGTTTTGCGAAGGAGTGTGTGGATACTTTATGTGAAGCACTTAGCGAACACAAGCATAATTGGATGGTTATTATTGCGGGGTATGAAAAGGAACTTAATGATTGTTTTTTCAGTTTGAATGAAGGGCTGAATTCACGATTTACATGGCGGTTTAAGTTAGACGCATATAAGCCGAGTGAATTAAAGTCAATCTATGTAAAACAGGTGAGTGATTATGGATGGAAGATAGCGGCGGCGGCGGGGGCGGCGCCCGTCGATACAGATATACTGCCACTGTCATGGTTCGAATCACAAATGGATTATTTTACGACGTATGGTAGGGATATGGAAACATTATTCACGAAAACCAAAATCGCACACAGCCGTCGTGTATTTTGCCTTCCAATGTGTGAGAAAAAAATCATAACATTCGCGGATTTAGAGAATGGGTTCAAATTATTTATCGAAAATCCAGAAGTGAAAGACCGAAAAGAGCGAGGAGGCGGTGGCAGTTATATGAAGACGTTATATTTATAAATATATACTCGTAGTATCTTATAAGTTATATATAAGATATTACATCATTGTCATGAGCGATAAAAAAAGTATTACAATCGCATCTGATTCTTTATTGGGAGGGACTAGTTCAAAACGAAAATCGAGTAAGCGTAGCAGCGGTAGTGGCGAACATAGAATCCGTCCAAGCTCAATTGTTCAGCCGAGCACGCTTAAGAAAACGTTGCTCGAGAGAATTAAACAACATCAGCGAACGAGAGAGCGGTCTCGGCGAGACGATTCTGGTAACGCCGATGATTCCTCCTCTACTGCCGCCGATGCCTCTGCCTCTGCGAAGACGTCAGCCTCAAACGATAATTTTACACAATCCATTGATTTTCTTCGTAAATTGGCTATGAAACGCCGCCAACAGCAGACCCAGCGTCGTGGTCATAGTTCTTCGTCCGCTACTACTGCCTCCGGGGCTGGACTTCCAGAAGCAAAAACAGCCGAGGCGAAAATGATGAATCAGGTTGCTGAAACATTACACCACGGTGAAATATTAACAAATACGGGATTGCTTGGATTACCCGTCGTTCCTACAATTGTCTCGTCGGCGACATCCATGCCGCCGCCGACGCCACCGCCGCTGCCGCCGCCAATGATTTCACTCGGTGCAATGCCGTCTCAACCTGTAATGACATCTTCATTTGCTCCAGACTTACAGTCCGTTGGCACCGCCGCAGCCGCCGCAGCCGCCGCACCCCCCAATATAACACATCTTGCGGATATGTATAACAATACCATTTCTGCCGTCGATGCAGTAACGGCGGCGACAAGCGAACCGCCATTACATATTCCTACAAAACCAGAAGACTATCTCCCTTCTATTTTCATTAAAGAAGAACCGCCGCATGGCTGTCTTAAAAATGGGAAAAAACCGACGTTTCGCGAATGGGCGACGAATATACTCAAAAAACCGGTAGATACAATCAAGGATATGTTTGGAGGAGGGGGTGCGAGTGATGACGGGAATGCGTCATTGGCTGGCAACGTCTCTTCAACAGATAATCAGCAGCAGAGCAGCGTCGGCGGTCTACAT